TTGAAACCATTTTAAAACTTTTGCTTTGTCCATGTTGCCACCACCTTCGTGAGCAATAGGATAATAACCAGACCATCCCTGTACAGCTATAGCAACACCAACTACATCACCTCTACCAACTACAGAACCTGATCCCATTTTTATAAGATCTGGATCTTTAGTTTCTAAGTCAATAGCAATCTCATCATACTTAGATAAGTCTGGAAAGTTTTCTGGTGGTAGCCATTCTGTTTGTGGTTTAAATAGAGGTATCTGCATCGTAGTCCCTTTCAATTATCATTTCTATAAAGTGAATTGCTTTTAATAAATCTTCTTTCTTTCCTTTGTGAGGATGCCTGCAAATATATTTAATTGCACATCCTTCTGGAAATAACATTTTATTTTCAATTACAAACTTACTTGGTTGTATTTTAAATCCTTGGTAGTGTGATCCTGCAATCTGCTTGTCGTATGCACTCATATTATATATCCCTTTCCATAATTTTTTGGTTCTATTATATGTAAATTTTCTTTCGTTCGTGTTGCACCTACATAAAATAATCTATTCTCGTCATCTGGATTTCTTTCATAACTTCGCATAGTATTTTCTGTAAGACCTGTTAATAACACAACATTGGTTGCTTCTCCACCTTTTGCTGCATGAATAGTAGATAATTCAATTCTAGGTGGCTCGTTTAATTTTTCTCCGTTCTTTCTCATTTTACGCAAGTAGTTTACTTTAGTTTGACCTGCGGTGTCAAATGCTTCATACCATTCTGTTTTAACTTGTAGACCATAATCTTTTACAAGTTGATCTATTCCATAAAAAGAACCTTTGGCCATACCTTTTATTTTTTTAGCGTGCCAATTTTTAGGACCCATAAATTTAATTATGTTTTCTATTTCTTTGTAAGATATTAATTGTCCTTGTCTTAGATGCTCCCAAGATGTAGCTGCTTCGTGTAGTTCTTTTTCTGTGTTTCTTTTATGTTTAGTTTTATAATAAAAACCTTTTCTATATAAGGACGCTTCTATTTCTTCTAATAAATATTTAGTTCTACTTAAAATTAACCAATCTCCTTGTGACATATCAATACTATCTACATCAAAATGTCTTTGTATAGTTCCTTGACTAATTCTAGGTTCCCAAGATTTATCTATTCTATTTTTAATTTTATTTATAATACCCATTGCTAAATTGTGCACCTTAGCGGGTATTCTATAAGACTGAGTTAGTGGTAAGTATTGTCCTTTTAATGCTATAAAAGAATCTACGTCTGCACCAGCCCATTTGTATATGGCTTGATCATCATCACCAGCAATAAAAGTGTCATTTGTTTTATTCCATATAGATTTTGCCATCTCCCATTGCATGAGTGACAAATCCTGAGCTTCATCAATAAATACTACATCAAACTTTGGAGATTTATCTGATTTTGTAAACTCTGTAATCATGTCATTAAAATCTATTAAATTATATTCTTTTTTATATCTTGCTAATTCGTTATGTATAATTCTAAGTGTGCTTCTTTCCAGGTCTTGTGTGTGTTCTCTTAAATCAAACTGTTGTTCTGGTGTTATATTTTTTAATTCTGCTAATTGTATAATTCTTAAATATTCACTGTCTGATGTAAACAAACCATCTTCTTCTGCATAACTAGCATATGCTACAGGGAAACCTAACTTCTTACCTAAATCTTTGTAATGCCTAGATTGCATAACATCATCTTTTTTCATACCTAGTTTTCTAAATGCTAGTGAGTGTAATGTTCTAAAGTATGGTAAATCATCTTCTGTTAAATTAAATTTTTTAATTGCTCTGTCTCTTGCTTCGTGTGCAGCTTTCTGTGTAAATGCAAAGTAACCTATCTTGTCAGGCTCTGTTTGTTTAAGATAGTCATCTACCTTGTTTAACAAAGTTGTAGTCTTACCTGTACCTGGTGGTCCTAATACTATTGTTCTCATATTTTTAATTTTTCTATTCTAGCTTGTTCTAAAAAAGTAATTTGTCTTTTTCTTTTTGTACCTACACTATTTTGTGAAGAGGTCACCCATCTTAAATTATCAACTCTATAATCTAAACCATCTCCATTTTTATGATCAACTTGATTTTTTTTACCAGGCATATCGTTTTCTATAAAAGCCTCAGCAACAATTCTATGAATAGCTATAAATAATCCTTTTTTACTTGGTAGAGTAATATTACATTTAACATAACCATAGTAATCTGTTGAGGTTAAACTTAAAACTTTTAATGTTTTAGTATTTTGAATATAAGGAAAAGCATTTCCCATTTCAGGATGATATTTGTTAAACCCACCACTTTTAAATAAAACAAACATACCTTCCGGAACTATGTTGTATGATGTTTTTTTAAGTTCTCCACACTTAACTTTTGTTATATCGATGTAATCAATATCTTTTACTTTAGTAAGATATGGATCAAGTTCAGGAAATAATAATTGTTGTGTCATAATTAAAATATATCCTTTGGTTTTAATTCTTTTTGATTGTAGTCATCTTCTTTTTTGTCAAACTGTTTTACAACAAACACAGAAATTCTTTCTTTACCTATACGTTTGTCATCACAGTTACATGTTTCTTTTAACATCTGTGCTGTACGTGAATACGGTACATCCCAACGTCTTCTAAGTAAAAACTGGTTATAAAATTTATCAAATATAAAATGATGATAACCATCTTTTGTTAATACTCCTCCACGTTTTAAATCTTTTATATCTGATCCTATGTGTCTATCTAAACAAAACTCTTCTAAATGATTTTGTAATTGATCTTGTGTAGTTACACCTTCTGGTGGGTCTATTGGTTCATGGTTTTTCATTAATGGATTTATAACATTCATCCAATCTTTTGGTTTTATTGTTGGAACCATAAAATCTAATTGTTCCATCACTGCTTCTTGAAATAAACTTTGTTGTTTTAAATATTTTACATTTTCTAAATGTAGTCTTTGTCCATCTACGTTAAGATAATAATAAGGTTTTTCTAATTTAATTTTTTGTAAATCAGTCAGTGCAGGAAATACTATCTCTTCACCAATACCGTATTTTCTTTCTCTACATAATTTTTTATCACACAAATTACACATAGGAGTATCATTACATTTGTATCCCCAATCTTTTTTATCGTGTTGACGTTTAATTATTTCTACTTCAGATTCACTTAGTGGCACAGTCGATGCTGTTGCATTAAACAAAGTCATCTTACTCTTCCATTCTGCTGGCCATTTCATTTTAGCATACACACCAAAATGAAACATAGAATTATTTCTACCACCTTCTGGTATTTTATTCATAGCCATAAGTTCTATACATGGTGGAGCATCTGAATATTCTGTTACAGGTCTTTCTATTTTTATTTTTGTAATGTCTGTTTGTTTTATATCACTGTATATAGTGTAAAATTCTTCTAATGTTGCAGCTTCACCGTCTGCTCTAAATGCATAACGTGTAGTATTTTCACCACCAAAGTATGGTAGGTTTAAAAAGTTACCTGTATCATCTGATGATTTTAATTGAATTTGTTTTGGAAAGACTTCCGATCCGCCATATCCTAGTAGTGTTTTTATTTCTGTTAACTTATCCCTCATTCTTTCTGCAGCTACGGGTAGTTCGGAGAAGAGAAAGACGTGTGCTCCTCCGCTCTTTGACCTACACACGGCCAGAGGCAGATTAAATTGTTTTATCTTATCTATTAATTTTTTGTGATCAAAACCTGCGTATGAATCTATGTCAACACATCCCCATATACATTGGTTTTCTTCGTTAATCGGTATTATACCAAGACTCTGTGTGCCTTCTAAATGCATCTTCCACAGTTCCGTGGTCACTGGTTGACGTACTACGAATGACTGTCCTTTTAGTTTGACACCGTTTTCTGCCGGTGCTGTAACTTTGGTACAACCATGCGCACGTTCTAATCCTTTAAATATTTTTTCAAACATAATTTTTAATGGGCGCTTCCACTCTCGCTTCGACGCCCACTCCTAGGATTTTATTTAATATGGTGTTGAGTCTTTGGTTTCTTCTGATCCGTGTTTAGCTTCCACTTCACCTTTACCTACACTCATTGCAAAAGATTTAGCCATGTCATAGATTGCTTTATCTGTAACTGGTCCCATCTTTTCAACTTCCCAACCAAACCATGTTCCTTTGTCGTTAGACATCTGAACGGTTGATAGGTTATAAATGTGGCTATAAGTTGGCGGCGTAAACAAACCATTTTTACCTTGTAGTTTTAAACCCATCATCAATGAATTCCATTTTCTACTAACTTTTAATTGAGTAGACTTCATAGAAATCAAAGCTGTTGATGGTGTATCACCTAAAGTTAATACAAAGTGACTTGCAGTGTTATCAAGATAATTACCATTTGGTAATCTATCTTTGTAGTCTTTACCTCTAGTGGTTTGACTAACGATATCACTGTCAGCGTCATGAATTGCAACAGGTGCACCAGAACTTGTGCCTCTGTCTTGCCATTCAATGTATTGTCTTTTGTAGTGACAAGGTACAACACTAATTTTATCAAACAACTCGTTTGTAACTGTGTTGATTATTTTGCCAGGCTCTG